ACTTTAATTCAGAACGCCAATGATGGCGTGGCCATGAGCAACCTGACGTTTGCCAGAATTGGCGAACAAAACGTAGTAAAATATATTAAGACTTTAATCAACAGGGAGTTGACCAAATGACGGATGCCGCACAGGTTGAAGAAGCCGTAACTAAAGAAGCTGTAACTAAAGAAGCTGTAACAGAAGAAGCTGTAACAGAAGAAGCCGCCGCGCCAAGCAAGCCTAGTGGTGAATTGCTTGATCGTGATGGCGAGGTAATCAGCGTTGAGGACGCAATTAAAAAAGCGGACGGCAAAGAAGAAAAAGCGGATGACGGTGAACGCCCCAAATGGCTTCCAGAAAAGTTTAAATCAGCCGAGGATATGGCGAAATCTTATTCTGAATTAGAAAAAACCTTGAAAGAAAAAGGAAGGGTTGCTCCTGATAAGTATGAATTTGAAGAAACCTACGGCCTTGAAGAAGATATTGTCACGCACTATTCAGACTTTGCAAAAGAAGCAGGGCTTACAAACGGTCAGGCAGACGCCGTTCTCAAATATGCACAAGACGCGGGCTATTTTGATGTTCCTGTCTATGATGAAGAATTAAAAAAGATGGGCGAGGATGGCGAAAAAATGCTTTCCAGCCTTGAATCTTACGCCGCCACGAAGCTGTTACCAGCCGAGCGCGAAGCATTAGAAGGGATGGTTTATACAGCCGAACAAGCAAAATTATTATATAAAATTATTCGCGCGTCAGATAAACAAATCCCTTCTAAGCCCGGTGAAGGTGTTGGCAGTGAATCGAAAAAAGACTTCCAAGGGAAGCTAAACACATTGCTAAGTGAGCCTGATATTAAATCAAACAGAGAAAAACAGCAGGAAGCAATGGCTCTTGCAAATAAAATCGCTACGATGTAAAGTGTTAATTGCGGAACTACTTTAGTGATTAACTCTTTTACTTGAGCCACGTTCTGTCCCGCCGCTAAGTGTAGCGAAAACACTTAGGCAATGGCCCTCCTAAGAGGAACAACCAAAGCTGATTAAAAAAAATCAACTTAATGTTTCATGGAGGAACACAAATGACTATTGAAATCAATGATAGTGCTGTAACCCTTTTTGACAGCCAAGTCCACAAAGTTTACCAAGAAGGTTATTCTTTAAAAGGTTTGGTTCGTGAAAAAAGCGTTGCTGGTGCAAAAACAATCCAATTCCCAGTAATGAACAAAGGCGTTGCCTTTCAAAAAGCAATGCACACAGACGTTGTCCCAAGTGATGTAGCACACGCGCCAGTCACAGCGGCAATGAATGATTGGTACGCTGCCGATTACACGGACATTTTCAAAAACAAGCAAATCAATTTTGATGAAATCACGGAACTTGCAGACATTCTTCGGAACGCTTGTGGTCGCCGCATGGATAGAATCTTGATTGATGCACTTGCCGCCGCAGGTGGTACAGGAACAGTTGCAAGCAGCGTTGGTGGTGCAAACACTGACATGAACTTTGCGAAGTTTCTTGCGGCTATGGGTGCGCTTGATGATAACGGCGTTCCACAAGACGGGCGCACGATTGTTATGAATCACCGCGCGTATCGTAATCTATTGAATGATGATAAATTTATCAGCTCTGATTACGGTCAGCAAAGATTTGATGTTACAGCTAAAGGCAATATCAAGCCTTACCTCGGCTTTAACATTGTGACAATCAATGATCGCACGGAAAACGATGGCACACTCACAGGGCTTCCAAAAGATGGCTCAAACGATGTGACACTGTTTGGCTTCCACCGCGATTCCGTTGGCCTTGGTCTTAACATGGAAATGAAAAGCGAAACAAATTACGTTCCAGAAAAATTGGCATTCTTGTCAACTGTTATGTTCTCTTGTGGCGCGGTTGCCATTGACGGTACTGGTATTGTCAAAATCACAGCGCGTCAAGCGTAACAGAAAGGAACTAATACTATGGCTTATTCACAAGCAAACTTGCACAAAGTATCTGACCACGCCAATTCAACTTTGGTTGACACTTGGTTGTATCAGGAAGCAGCAACAGTGGCGACGATGGCGGCTTCTGGCTACTTCAACAGTGCGACAAACCAGCTAAAGCGTTATGATCTCATCATACTCGGTGGCAGCAACGGCACAGGCTTAGCGCAGGTAACTTCGGCGACTGGCGCGGCTACTGTAACTGTTGGCGCATTGGCGGCATTGAGTTAAAGTAAAATTAAGCAGAAGCGGGTTTCTCGCTTCTGCTTCTATGTTCGTACAGCCTCTTGATGCCAGAAAGACAAGCAATGACAACAGATATTTCAATATGCAACACGTCTTTAATTATGGTCGGCGCGGACGATATCACATCTTTTTCAGATAATACAGTGGAAGCCAAACTTGCAAATAGCGTTTATAAGGACACTAAAAAAACTCTTTTGCAGTATTACCCTTGGCGGTTTTCATTAAGACAAGTTGATCTTGGCGGCGCATTATCGTCCCCGCCTGATTTTTCATGGAATTATCAGTATCAACTACCAAGCGATTGCTTGCGTATCATCCAGTTAGAAAATGCGCAAGAATACGAATTATACGGACGACAGATTTACACAAACGTAAAGCCCGCAAGAGTTATTTACCAGCGCAATGTTAGCGAAGCCGACATGCCAAGCTATTTCATCCGCGCATTAAACTTTCACCTGGCACGGCTGTTTGCCATGTCCTTGCAAGAGGACGGGGGTAAAATGAATGTTTTTGATCGTGCCGCAGATAAAGAAACAGCCCGCGCCAGACAGCTTGACGCGCAACAGCAACCAACACAAAGAATACCGGACATTGCTTTTACCGCTTTAAATTCACGAGGATAAATGGCTAAGACACTACTCAATCAAACAAGTTTTGCGGCTGGCGAGATCAGCCCTGCTTTGTTGGGGCGGGTTGATCGGGACATTTACTTGAACGGCGCGGCGCGATTGCGAAATGTTTATGTTGCTCCCCTTGGTGGAATCAAGCGCAGACCCGGTTCAAAATACGTTGCGACCACAACGACAAGCCAACAGGGGCGCTTGGTTTCTTTTCAATTTAATATTGACCAAACTTATCTGCTGGCCTTTACGCCCGGTGAATTAAAAGTTTATGAAGATGATGTTCTGCAAGCAACGGTAACAACAAATTTATCAACGCTTACTGCTGATATTATCAATAGCATGGACTATATTCAATCACTGGACACGGTGATTTTGATTCACCCTGACCTACCGCCGCTTAAAATTGTACGATCATCCAGCACGTCATGGGCGGCAAGTGCGTTAACTTTATCTAATATCCCTACGTTTGATTTTGGCGATGGCGCGGAAGCGGTATGGAGTGCAACGCGGGGATGGCCTAGAAGCGCGGCCTTCTTTCAGCAAAGATTATGGTTTGGAGGTTCAAGAAGCCGCCCCTCTACAATCTGGGGCTCTAAACTTGCAGGATTCTTTAACTTTGACCTTGGTAGCGGTAATGATGATGATGCCATTGAAGCCACGATTGATGATGACGAAGTGAACGCGATTGAATCTGTTTTTGGCGGCAGAACATTACAGATATTTTCACAGGCGGCGGAATATTTCGCGCCGATTATCTCAACACAGACACTAACGCCGGGCAATTTTAAATTAGAACGCGCAACACGACATGGCATAAGCCGTATCAAGCCTATATCTTCGGACGGTGCAACAATTTTTGTTGAGCAATCAGGGCAGATTGTGCGCGAGTATTTATTTTTAGATATTGAGCAATCGTATGTCAGCGATGATATATCTGCTGTATCAGAACACATCATTAAAAATCCCACGCGCATTGCCCTGCAAAAAGCGCAAACAAGATTATCGGGAGAATATTCTTATTATTGTAATTCAGACGGGACAATCGCTGTCTTAAATCGTAAAAGATCGCAAAGTTTTATCGCTTGGTCTTTGTGGGAAACAGCGGGCGCATATGAAGATTTAGTTGTCGTCGGCAATAGCGTTTATGTCATTGTGAAACGCACGATTGATTCAAGTGTGGTGCGATATATTGAAAAGTTTGATTATGCGTATTACACGGATGCAGGAAAGCTATTGAGCAATGACACCGATACAGCCTCGTGGAGTGGCCTTGGACACCTAGAGGGCGCGGCAGTATCAATACGGTCACAAGATGGCTACCCGTTACTTCAAAACGCAGTGAGTAGCGGTGCAATCACAACGGAAAGCCTGCAAGGTTCAATCGAGGTTGGCTTACCTTGGACACCGTTAATTCGCAGCTTGCCCCCAACGGACCCAAGAGCAGGTATTCTTGGTGAGCGCGTGAGGCTTGTTCGGGCGAACTTTAATCTTTTAAACTCAAATAATTTTACTGTAACGACAAAGCGCGGTGAAGAAATTAAAGTATCGCTTTCGCGTTTTGGTGATGTTACATTAAACCAAGTACCAGAGAAGTTTACGGGGTGGAAGCCTGTTCCTTTGCGCGGCTTTGATAGGCAACCTTATTTTGAGATTACACAACCAAACCCCGTTGATTTAGATTTGTTAAGTATGACTTTGGAGGTCAGCGTATGACGGGCATAGGGCCAGCGCTATTAGGGATGATGGCGGGTACAGGCGGGGCTGCGGCAGGCGGGGCGGCTGCAACGGCTGCGGGCGGGGCGGCGGCTGCGGGCGGGGCGGCGGCTGCGGCTGGCGGGGCGGCGGGCGGTTTTAGCTTCATGTCAGCTCTTAAAGGCTTAGCGCTGGTTGGCGGTATAGGCTCTATGTTTGCCGCAAATAACGCAGATCAAGCAGGGTCGCAAATGCAAGCAAACGCGGCAGAGATGCAAGCGTTACAGCTTGAGCAAAGCGCAGAGTTTGAAAAAACGCGGGCGATTCAAGAAGAATCACAGCGCAGACAAAGATTAAATCAGATTTTAGGGCAACAGATGGCAATGACAGCAGGGCGCGGGATTGCTATTGGTAGCGGTTCTGATCTTGCGATTGCCAGCTTTAGTGAACAGGAGTTTGAAGAAGAAAATAAAATTTCAAATTCAGACAGCAAATTCAAACAGCAGCAGTTGCGGCAAAACGCAAACCAAGCCCGCCTTGGCGGTTCTGCGTCGTTGCTAGCTTCAAAATCAAGACGAAATGCGCGGACGTTTGACACAGTTGTAAAAACGGCAGATCGCGTTAGAACAAGCGACCTATTTCAAAAGGCGCCTTCATAATGAGTAGCATCCCTACATTCCGCTCCGATAGAGTGACAGCCAAGCCAAGCATGGGCATAGTAGATCAATCGGGAACACGCGCCTTTGGGGAGGCAGTGGCACAGCAGTCGCAATTTTTTGATGTGGTTGGTGACTTTGCCAATCAAAAAGCCGATCAGTTTATGGAGCGAAGCCAGCGGCTTGCGGCAGAGGAAGCCGTTAGAAGCGGCGGGCTTAACCCTAACGATTTATCAAGCCCGATTACGGCGGCGGATAGGATATACCGTGAGGCGGCGTTAAACACGTATGCTATCGGCGTTGAAGATAAAATTGACAAAACGCTTAATAGGCTTTACAGCGAAAGCCAATATGACCCCGCTGGCTTTCAGAAAAAAGCAACGGAATATATGCGCGGGGCATCGTCTGAACTAGCCCCCGAATTAAAAAACAGCGTTTCAAAGTACGCTCTCGCAGACATGCGAAGAAAAGCTTTCAGTCTTGACCAAGAGTTGAAAGCTAAAACTTTGAATGAGGCGCAGGAACTTGAGAAAATCAAGCTTGAAGAAATTGCGACAAAGATCAATAACGCGGATGACCCCGAAGAAAAACAAAGCCAACTTTTAAAGGCTATGGGGTTAATCAATTCGAGTGTGTCTGCTTTAAGCCCTGAATTAAAAGCCCAAAAAGCCGAAGAATTTTCTAGAGATATGGCAGAAGCCGGGATTTACAAAGGGCTTGCAATGTCACAAGTGCGCCCGGATGTAGCCATTCAACAGCTTGAGGATTTGGGCATCAACGTCACCGTGACGAAGATGCAACAGGTTTACAACAGCTATGGCGTGAAAGAGGCGTTTCACCGGCGCGAACGCCAGCAAGGCGAGGCCGTTCAATCTCAACAGATGATCGGTTTTTTAGATAATGTTTATAATCAAACTGAATTGGCACGACAAAACGGCATCGTTGATGATGGTCAAATGGCAGAGATTAGAGATAATACAAAAAAAGCTCTTGTGAGTATGGGCGCTCCGGCAGAGAGACTGTTTGAATTTGAAACAAACTTCAACAAATATATGTTTGGCCAGCAACGGGATGCACCTGAAGTTGTCAATCAGGTGCGTGACATGATTAACAATGTGTCAGCAGAAACCCCGGCGCTTATTAAAAAGGCGCATTTAAGCGGCGCGATCTCTACGCAAACAAAGATACAGCTTGAACAAGAGGCGAAAGAGGCTTTGTCATCGCCGTTGAATTCGACAACGTATGATATTTTTGAAATTCAAACTTTAAAACCGCTCTACCCCAAGGCGTTTAAAACGCCCGATGAAGTTGATTTGATTGTAGCGTCTGGAAGTGCTGATGAAATTCGCGCAATCACAGAGCAAAAAGCAAGTGTTGCTAGCATTAAGCGCGGCATTGAATCAAGGGTTGCGGCAGATGATGGGATCAATCTACAGCAAGCTTTAGCAGAAGAAGTAAACAGGCTGGCACAACAAGGGCTATCGCCGAATGAAACGCGGTTTGAACAGCTTGAAGGTGATGATACAACCAAGCATCGCATTTTAAATATGCTAAACGCTGAAAACCCGACAGTGAGAATTTTTGCCCCAACACTTGGCACTTCAAAGCGGCTATTAGACCTTAACTCTCAAAGCCCTGATATGTCACTTCTTCCGCTTGAGGCGCAAAAGAAGGTCGCCATATTTGATGGGACACCTTGGAATAATAACAATGCGCCCCAAAGATTAAATGTTATGATAGGCACAACACGCCAGTATCTTAACGCAGAATTAAGCATTCAAGACGAATCGCCGCCACCATTCGGAAAAGATGAACTTCTCGCTATTGCGCGGCGGTACAATTTAACAGGGCATGAAAGCTTGATTAGGGACATGTATGACGAGTGATCTTGAATTAGAAATCAATAGCATCGAGGAAGCTTTTGGCGGCGAGGGCTTGAAGCAAGAAAGAACAACGCTTACAGGGCATATCGTTTCCGCGCCTTATGATGCAGCCCGTGGCATTGGCGCGGGCATTGGTAATTTTGCAAGCGAAACGGTTGATTCATTAACTGATATTGGCTTTATGGGCGCAATGGGTATAGGCCGTGGCGTTGATTGGGCGATGGGAAATGAATATGATGCCGAATCTGAAAAGCGCATGTGGGAATCAAAAGATCGCCTTGTGAAAAACCTTACAGGACGACTTAATTTTGACGATCAAGATGATGAGCCTGTTTACAATTTTACAAAATTAGCAGTCGAAGAAATTGCCAGATTTTCAACCATTTTTAAAACAATGGGAAAAACAGGATTAGGCACAGTGCAAAAAGGCGCGATTGCTACGCTTGGCTCTGGCGCTTTGGCAGACCCCGAAGAAGATATCGGCATAAGTAATTTCCTCACTGGTTCTGCTTTGACAGCGATTGACCCAAATTTAAAGACAGATTTTGACCTTTTGATGAGTCCTGAAACAGATGT